CTTTTCTTAATTTTTGTAATTCTCGAGCAAGTGATTTGGCAATATATACTAGATTAGTTTGTTCATCTTGAGTTAAATCTAAACTTATTCCAAGTTGTAGTTCTTCATTACACTCAGATATCATTCCAGAAATATCTGAAGGGATAAATACATCAATTAGAGTTTGATTTAAATTGATTTCTAAACCATCAATATTAATATATTTGTTAATGACTAGTTTAGAAATCTGTTCTTGATTTAATGATTTGATCATGGGAGTAAAATGTTTAGATTTTGAACCTAACACAGAAAAATTTGGTTTGATTGTATATATTTTATTATTTGGCTTAAATTCAATAATCTCAAGTTCTAAAATATTTGTTTCATTTGAAATAAATTCTTTCATTTGATTATCATCTAAAACAGAAAACATTTCAGGTAATACTTTTATAATTGCTTTTTTAATAGGCTTTTTTCTTGGTAAATTACCTCGTAGTGATCTGATCATATTAAGTACTTTAAGTAAATACATAGTCTGTTCAACATAATTTTTATTTATCCATAAGATTTGAGTTGATATAGAATTAAATTCTTTGCAATGAATTGATGCACTAGAGCCAAGTTTAAGATTAAAATGTTCTGTTAAAAATGGTAGGACTGGTGCTAAATGTAATATAGTTAATTCCAATACATATTTTAATACAGCTAGAGATTTAGGTTCTGATTTTAGATGTTCTCGATTTAATTTCAAGTACCCATTATTTAAATTATCAATATATTCTAATACTAGGTTATAGATAGGTTGAAGAGTATAAGATGAATAAAATCCTTGCAGTTGTTTTATAAAGTTCAAAGCTAAATTAATAACCCAATGATCTAAAGGATTTGATGTTGGTTCAAATACCAAGGTCTGATCAGCTAGCTTAAATTTTGTTTCATACTCAAAATAGAAAGCAAAAGAGTTTGTTAAAGGCAGAATTATGTTTTGTAGCACTCCTCTAACTTCATCTTCTTTAAATTTAATACTTTCTGCTTTAGATGCAACTGAAGTTATCAAATAAAATCTTAATGCATCTGATCCATATTTATTTACAATTGTTAATGGATCTGGATAGTTCTTTAGTCTCTTGGACATTTTTTTACCATCTGAGGAATTTACAATTCCATTAACAATCACATTTTTAAATGGAGCTTGTCCTGTTAAACATGTTGAAATAACAAGCAAGGTATAAAACCATCCTCTAGTCTGATCTAGTCCCTCTGCAATAAAATCTGCACAAGGACTTGATAAAGTGTCATTTAATACAAATGGAATAGAACCTGATTCAAACCAGCAATCAAGTACTTCATCAATTCTTTTATATTCAATGCCATCTTTTTTAATTATAATATGATCAATATGCTCTCTATGTAAGTCTATAATTGTTCCAGGTTCCAATTCTGCTAGTTCTTCTAACTGTTGAGCTGAACTTACAACAATTACTTTGTTACAAGTAGATTTCCAGATTGGAATAGGTGTTCCCCAAAATCTATTTCTAGATAAACACCAATCTCTTGCATCAGCCAACCAATTATGAAATCTATTATCTCTAATATTTTGAGGAACCCAGTTAGTTTTTTCAGAAGCCTGAATTAATTTATCTTTAATATCTGAAACTTTTAGAAACCAAGAACTAACAGCTTTATAAATTAGAGGGGTATCAGATCTCCAACAAAAAGGATAAGCATGAGTGTATTGAAATGAATCAAAAAGTAGTTTTAGTTCTTTCAATTTTATACAAATTTGTTTGATAGAATCTTTAATTGATAAGCCACAAATTTCTTCAGGAATTGTGGAGCTAACAAATATTCCGGATTCATCAATAGGAATGCAAATATCTTCAGATCCAAAACCATTAGCTTTACATACTCTATAGTCATCTTCACCAAATCCAGGTGCCAAATGTACAATACCTGTACCCGAGTCATCATTTACATAAGAATCTCCATAAATATAATGAATTTTAGTTGAATCAAAAAGATTGAGATACTCCAGTCCAACTAATTGTGAACCCATACACTTTTTAATAATTATATAGTTTTGTGACTTGAATACCGAATCAAGCAATTTAGCATTCACATAGAACAGTTCTTCATCATGTTCAACTAACAAATATTCAAGAATTGGGTTAACACAAAGTCCTTGATTTGCGGGTAGAGTCCATGGGGTTGTTGTCCAGACTAAAAAATTTATTAAATTATCAGATTTACACTTAAATTTTACAATAACAGTCTGATCATTTACAGTTTGATAATTTGAACTTGCTTCAAAATTAGAAAGAGGTGTTGTACAAGCATTTGAGTAAGGCATTACTTTAAAATCTTCATAAATAAGTCCTTGAGAATATATTAATGCAAAAATAGACCAAACTTTATTCATATATTCTAAATCCATAGTTTTAATATTCGAGTCCCAATCAATCCATCGACCAAGTCTTCCAATAATGTCTTTCCATTGGTCAGAATATCTTAATACAATAGATTTACATGCTGCATTATACGCAGGAATTCCCATAGACAAAATATCTTGTTTAGATTTTATCCCATAGGCTTTTTCAATTTCATACTCTATAGGTAGACCATGAGAATCCCAAGTTGCTCGCCTAATAACCAAGTTACCATTTTGACAAGCCCATCTGCACACAGTATCTTTTATTAGTCCAGCAAGCACATGTCCATAATGTGGTAATCCAGTAGCAAAAGGAGGACCTTCAAAAAATATAAAGTTGTTAGATTTATTTTCCAAAGGATACCTGTGGTTTTCCGAAGGATACCTGTGGTTTTCCGAAGGATACCTGTGGTTTTCCGAAGGATACCTGTGGTTTTGATTAGATTTAACAAAGGAATTATCTTGTTTCCAGAACTCGAGAATTTGTTCTTCAGCTTTAACAATAGATAGCATGGATTTATTTTAAATGAATAAATATTTATTTAAAATAGATTTAATTTTCAATTTTTATGTGTATAGAGGATCTATACTTGATAATACTTATTTTTAAATTTTTCTGGATTTACATTTTTTATTGAATTTATGTTTGGGTCATCTGACATTTTTATTGTTGTTTGACCTTGTTCTTTTAAATAATTTTCTACATCAGCAGTATTAACTGATTTAGTTTTATTATTTTCTGGTTCATTAGAATAAAATACAGATCTAATATTTGATTTATTAGAAAATGAATCAATTAATTTTGATGTATTATTTTTATAATAAGCAACACTGTCAGACATATCAGGTTCTACTTTTTTAACTTGTGGATCCTGGATTTTTTTAAGTACATATGGAACTTGATTTGTATTAAGTTGGATTTGTTTTTTAGATTTAGGACTTGCAGATTTATTAGGACTTGGAGAACTTGTAGTACTTGTTTGTTTGGATTTTTTTGATTGTTCAGGTGATTTGTGTGCTGTCTCTGATATACTATCTGTATCTAGTGGATCATTTTTTAACATCTGTTTTAATTGTACTAGTTGAGCAACTACTCCAGAACTAGGTGGTTCATCAAGTTCCTGTGCTTTTATCATTTGTTTAAGTACTGATTTATTTGCTTCACTAATTGTTTTATCAAAATCATTTTCTTTAGATTTAGGATATCCAGGTGTTTCTTCATGTAAATATTCTTTTAAAATATACTGAAGTGGAAGTAATTTACGAATAGCTTCATGAATTGAACTTTTTATTGATTCTCTAGCATCTCTTTGATTTTTTTTAACATCAAACACTGAAAATTTATGGTAAAATAGATAAGGATTTTCATAAACAGTTTTAGCAGTTTCAATATAAGCAAAATGAATAAACTTTTGAAAGTCAATATCGGATGGTAACTTTATAGTATTTTTGCGATCTGGAGGGGTATTTGTAAGAACCATTATATTAGATTTAATTACAGCTAAAAGTAATTGTGATAATAAATCTTCACAATTAGATTCTTTTAAAATTCTTGCAGTTTCTGTTTCTAAAATTAAATTATTCCAAGATGGAATTTTTTTTAGAAAACTTTGAAAAATTTTTAACTCTTCATTTTCTTTAGAAACTTTACATGCTTCTTCATATAAAGATTGCATCCCATCAAAAATAAAAGGAGATATAATATTAACTAACTGGGTAGTGTATTCTTTTTTTGTTTCAACTAAATAATTCATTGTTAATAACTTATTACTAGATAAAAAAATCATTAAATAAACTAAATTAAATGATTTTTAAATTGCATTACATACACATCCAGTTGTGAATCCATTATTACATTTTAAATTTGTAGCTCGGTACTTAACACCCATATCTCCAGGCTTTACTCCCCAAGCGGAATCATCAATATCTACTGATGCAGGCCATCCTGAATAACAACAACTTTTAGCACACATAACAGTTTGCGCAGCACCACTTTCAGTTATTGATGAAATCCCATTATTGTACCAATTATTAAATTTTTCGAATTTTTCAAGTTTATTTGCTTTAACTAAATTAATTAAAAATAATATAACTACTAGTAGTACTATAACTCGCCATATAAATATATTATCTGCTGATTTAAACATTTTTTAGATGTATAAATATATCTGAGAAATTTATTTAAGTTCATATGAAATAACAGGTAAAAGTAAACTTTTTACAATCCATTTGTTTGTTGTTTCATCATAAATTCTTGGTTTTAAATATATTTTTATTTGTTGTCCCCAGAAATTCTCTATTAAATTATTTAACATTTTTAAAAACTCATTATCTCTTGCTATTGTTGAATGAAAAAAATTTATATCTAATGATTTAAATTCATAATTTAAATCTGGTCCAAGATTATATTTATCTATTGCTAGTTGTTGAATTTGAAAAGTTCCTGTTGTTAATTCATCAAATACTTTAGATGAATTAGGATATTCTATTTTTTTAAGTCCATTAACTGCTTTAATAATATATATACCCTCTGGAGCTATTACTAACGAACCCTGTGTTTCTCCAGAATTATAATGATCTGCAAAATGATATATATCTGATATAGATGGAAATTCATATAAAATTCCATCTGGTACTCTAGAACCAATAAATGGAGTTGGTGGATGTGTATGAAACATATATTCATATTCTTTTATGTCTGGTAAATCCATTGGTAATAATATTTCCATATCATCTTTATCCTCTCGAGACGTTTTTGCTGATATAATAATTTTTTGTAAACGTGTTTTATTAAAATCAAGAAGACCAAAATGTTCACTAAATCTTAAATTCTTTGATCGATCAATATACTTCTTTTCATAACCACCACTTTCCATTAAACTATCAAGTAGTTGTAATTGATTATAATCTAATCTAAAATATCGTTTATTATGTTTTATATACTTGGATGCTTTAATATGTTGAGAATGTGAATGACCATGATAGTTTTTAAAATCATATGTATGGGTTGGTTTGACAAATATATTTGACATTGCAAGTCTTAAAGATTAAGTAGATAAAAAATATATAAAAATATATTTTTTATTTTGTAGATTTGAGCAATTACTAAATTTAATATTTAATTAAGTGACATAAAAGTAGATCCTAAGGTCGATTTAAAACTTGATGATGAAGGAGATGATGTTGAGGCAGATGATCCAAATGATGGAATTTTAATAATCTTTTTATCAATCAAATAATATGCAATTAAAGATATAATAATAATTACTAAAAGAATATAAAGCCAGTTAAGTTTAGTTTCAGTCTTGGACTTTTTAGCTTTCTTAGCTTTAACTACATTGGGGGCAGGTGCAAGAGGAACTACTGGATGAACTTGTGTATTAACTACTGCTGATTGAATTTGCATTTGTCTTTGATCATCCATATGTTCAACATAGTTATCTTCTTGATAAATATTATCATCTAAACCATCAATTGCTTGCTCATTTTCTGTTAGATAATAAAAACTGTCTCCATTATTATAACCTTCTTCTAAATTGTTATAATTTTCCATATTTTGTTCAACAAAATTATTTTCGTAGTATGACATATATAGTAAATTTAGATAATTATTTGAATGAATATTATTTGAATGAATATTATTTGAATGAATATTATTCATATGATATTAATTTTTTAATTTTTTGAATCATACTAACTTTTTCAATAGTTTTGTCTATTTTTAAAATTGTTTCTAAATATTTTGCTGATAATTTATATTGTTTAGATATTTTTCTTATTTTATAATATTCTTCTTTCTTTAGTAAATCATAAATCATTTTATTTAAAACTAAAATATCATGAATTCCTTTGCCCGTTTTTCCTTGTATTATAGATATATTCTTCTTATTTATATTTTTAATTGATGTCTTATTTAGATCTGTTGAAAATGCTATATCATATAATTTATTTTTAAATGGATATTTTGATAGTTCATATGTTGTTTCACAACATGTATAAAATCCATGTAAACTTTGTAAATACCAATTTTGATCTGTATATATATTTGTTTCTATTACATCTCCCATTGATATTGAATTACAAATCTTTGAAGCACAATCAAAAAATTTTTCACCCTTTTCATATGATCTTGATAATATATTTCTTGGATAGTTTTCAAATATCATCAAAGGAAGCAAAACTTTTTCTGTCTCATATAGTCCCAAGCATTTATCTATTGTTTTATAATTATCTAATAACTCTTTGGTTCCTTCAAATAATCCAATATCTTTATCTTTTTTTTGAGATGATGAGAAAAAACTTTTACATTTGGGCATATCAATTAGTTCTGTCCCATAAGTAAATTTTAAATCTTGAAGTAAAAATATTAGTTTACGAATATCATACTGAGTAAATTTAATAATATTTAGAATAACAGAAGAATCTTGAATATTAATTGACTCGCTTATACATATTTTATTAATTAATCCAGTAAGTTCATTAATATTTGGTGGAACAAAATTCATTTCAAAACATGTTTTTTTAATATCTGATATTAGTTTCGAATGTTGTTCATTTGTTAAAAATATTATTGGAAATAGTCTTCTTTTTTCATTTTCTTTATATAATTCTATTAACATATTTTTCTCTGTTGACAGAGTAATATTTTCTGTATCATGAATTATTAATGCAAGTCTTTTATTTGATACAATACTTTCTATTGTACCTTCATTAGTCCCAGATCCAGAATTACCTGATCCTAATAAATATTTACTAATAGTTTTATTATCTTTTATATTAGATGATGATATACTAATTGGATTAAAATTCATTTCTTCTAATATTAATTTAATAGTTGCACTTTTACCAATTCCATGAATTCCAGAAACAATTATAGCAGATCCAAATATTCCACCAGGTAGAATTTGATTGTCTTTAAGAAAGAAGTTTTTTAACCACCAAGTAATTTTTTTGATATTATCATTATGACCAATTATATCTGTAACTTTATTTGGAGTATATTTTTCTAACCATAAAGTATTCATTAGCTGATTTATATGATAGCATATTGACCAAACTATAAATGCGTAAAAAAATCAATTTTTATAAAAAATTGATTTTTTTAATTATTGATACTAGTGATAAATTAAGTAAAATAAATAATCAAATGAGCAAAATTATTGTTAAATTTAATAATGGAACTCAAAGTGTGTTTCCTTACTGTGAAGAAAAAATAGATATTAAAGTATTAATTAAAGATATTGGTATCCAACTATATCCTGAAAAATATAATCCTAAAATTGATCAATATATCAAATTAATTCATATGGGCAAAATTTCTTCTCCTGATGATGAAATTATATTTAATTCTGCTAACCCAGATCAAACATTTCATTGTGTGATTAAAAAAATTCCTGATGAAGCATTTATTATTGAAAAATCTAAAACAGTTAATGCAGAAGAAGTACAATCTCTTATTTCTAATCCTAAATTTATTGAACTTGTAACACTAAGGTCTGTTTTTGAGTTGTTATCTGCTAATTTAGATTCTCATGAGCAGTTAGATAATTTAATTTCTGGAAAACCTATATCTGTTTCAAAAGAATCTTTAGTTATCAAATATTCTCAACAGATTAATATTCTTAAAGAAATGGGATTTACTGATGAAAATGAACTTGCTGTGATTTTATCAAATGCTAATGGTAATCTTGAAAATGTTATTAATATTCTAATGAATTAATTAAAAAATAGTTGAGGAACAATTTGATATGACTCAAATTGATTTTCTTCAATTAATTGCCAGAGACAAGTTTCCCATGTGATTTTCTTTTCATTTAATTTTTTTAAAAAATCTAAATATAACTGTGATCTTAATACAAATGCTTTTACTTGAGTAAAATTACTTGCTGGAGATATTTTTTTTTCAGAAGTTTTATTTGAATCTATATTTGAATACCATAATAAAAGTATTTTACCTTTTGATATTTCAAATTTATCTTTATTTTTTTTAAACCATGAAATATTTGTTGTATTAGATGAAAAATCTCCAAATATTATTAAACATTCTTTTGAACCTAATTCTATTGACATATTAATTATTTTAATTAATGAATTTATTTGTGATAGTTCTATTGAATTTAAATCTAATTTTACTGGTGTTGAATTTTTCATACTTTTTAGATAATATTTCCAAGCTATATTTTTTTCAAGTTGTTCTCCAATTTCTTTATTAAATTTTAAATGATCAAATGAACTATATTCTATTTCATAAATAACTGGTTCAATATCATCTAGTTCAAGTTGTATATCTGTATATTTAAATTGATATTTGTATTTTGCACTAATCACAAATATATTTGAAAATAAATTTGTAATAATATGATCTGGCAATTGTTGTGTATCTATTTGATTATTTATTGATGGGATTAATAATGGTTGAATATATTCTGTACCTATTATTTGATTTGTGTCTTTAAAAACAATTTTCCATTTAATTGCATTATTCTCATCAAAGTAAAGTTGAACAGATAATGGATCTGTATTTGTACCAATACTATTAAATTCTTTACTCATATTTAAATATTGATTATATTTAAATATTTAAATAATTAATCTATTTTTTCAATTATCATTCTTTCCTCTAAATAAAATTTATTTGAGTTTTGTGTCTGTACCTGTATTTCTACTGGGACTAGTATTTCTACTGGTACAGGTATTTCTAGTGTCCGAGTATGTTGAGTTAAATTAAAATCAATATTATCAATGTCAATTACCTTCCTACCTTCATCATATCCATATTTTATAAAATGATTTAATAATGATCTTTTAGTTATTAATCCAGAATATTCTAAATCTGGATTTAGTTTTAAATATAATTTATAGTACGAATCCCAGTTAGTAATTATTTCTTGTTTTGTTAATGACATTTATAATATAATTAGATTTTAAATATTGTAAACAAAACTTGATATAATTCTTTCCATTGAATGAACATATGTTGAATTTTCATTTGTTGTATAACCAGGTTCTAATAAATTATAAATGCCAATTATATCTATTTTTGAAAAAAATGTCCATGTGTCATAATATGATATTTTAAATATTGATCCTGCTAGAAATTTTACATTTGGTTTTTTTCTTGATTGTATAATATATGAAGGATTTGGTATATTTTTATTTTGAATAGAATGCAAATATAAATGAGATAAATTATAATCATAACCTAAAAGATTGTTAAGGGATGAACAGTCCTTTACTTCGATATTATAGTAATTAGAATAAAAATTTAATGATATATCAGATAATTTTAAATTATTATAATCAACAGGTGCTAACTCGTCATAATAAATATTTGGAATTGTAAATTGTTCACATAATTTATTAATATGTTGAATATTAAGTTTATCTAATGGTAGTAGCCATTTGTTATAAATACTTGAATAGGTGCTTTCAGAACTAGACAGAGGTTGAAAAATTTGGTCTAACATTTCATTACGCCATTTAATATCTGTTTTTGTATGAATTTTTAAAATTTGATCAAAAGAATTTGGTAAATAATTAGAACAAATATAATCAAGCTGTAATAAGTAAGGACCAATATCCATTCCTTTATTTGGATGAAAAAAAATTTTATATTCGAGTTGATATTTCTCAAACAGGCTTGTTAAAATTGATACTTGAGACTTAAGATCTTCAAGTACACTACAGATAAAAAAAATATTATAGGATGAAATAGAATCGTAAATATACTCAAGTATCTCACATCCAATATCTATTGATCCAACCTGAAATAGTATTAGGAATTTCATTATAAAATAATATAGCCATAAAAAAATATTTAGTTTAAATCAAAATCAAATAATTATAATTAAAATCAAAAAAAATTTGTCTATTATAATTATATATAATAAATGTCTAGTACTCGCAGACCCGAAGAAGATAACACAAATACTAATGATGTTAATGACAACGTTAAAAGATTACTAAAAGATGGCATCAGAGGAAAGATCCCATCATCTACTATTGCTGAACTTCGCAGAAGATTCAAGGATGATAATCTAATTGAGAAGATTGAAGAAGTTTTTTATGAAAGACTTAACGAAATCAAAACCAGAGCTCGTAAATTTGCTAAACTTGTAGAAAAGAAATTTGGTGCTAAAGGTCTTCCTCTCCATATTGTTCTTAAGGAATCAAAGAGATACAAGGAAAAGTACAACCTTGATGAAATTGAATTTGATGAATTCAGAAAACAATATCAAAGACTCTTAAACTCTAGACTTCCTATGGAAGAACAAATGGAACTTGTTCCTAATACCAATATGGCACACCTTTTTGGTGACATAAACTCAAATGAAGGTATTGTTCTAAAAGATTCTGATTATCCAGTTCTTCAAGATATTATCAAGATGTACACAATGACCAGAACAACCCATAGTTCTGTTATCCTTCAATCAATGCAATATGAAGATTGTGCTTCCGAAGTTCTTAATGGTATTTTTGATCCTCAAAAACACAACCCTTCCTGCTCAATTCATCCTATTATTGCTGCTATGTTCATTCCTAAGATCCAACTTTTCGAAGAACATTTCTTATATACTAACATTGCCTATATTATTAAATCAAAACATGAAAGACAACCTCTTAACAACATGGCTGATATCAACTTGTTACACCATATGATCAATGATGCTGCTGATGTTGTCTGTTCTGCTGATACTCCTCTTAAAGATTTAAGACTTAGATGCAATCTCCAAAACAATCTTTGGAACAACGTTGTTTCCATTAGAACTGGTAAATTCTTTGATTGTGTTGGAAATGATTTCTTTGCTGCCATTGATGAATGCAAGATCTCATCTTATGATGCCCCAGATCTTCTTTATGTTGGTGATGAAGGTATTGTTCTTAAGAGATTATTATCTGCTTTCTCATTCAGACCTCTTGTTGTAACCACCAATCCTATCTTTGGAACCTATGGAACTGCTAACCCTGTTAACTTCCCAGTTATCACAAACCGAGTTGTTGCTAGCCCTCTACTTACTCTCAGACTTCCTTCTAACAGTGGCAAGAACTCAATTTCTATTAACCTTGAAAGTGCTCTTACACAATCTCAAGTATACCTTGAAAATGGTATGTTTGTTCCAAAGACCCAAGAAGTTATCTTTACCAAGGGTGTTATTATCTTCCACGTTCCTAGAAGAACTATCAGTCCTGACAAAACCTACAAGAACTTGATCTCCCCTATCCCTCAATTCGATCAAATTCCTTCCCATGTTCTTAGAACTGAAAGAGTCAATGACACTCCTGTAACTGTTGATGAAACTATTTCAATTAGACAAGAACCTTACTACCTAAGATCTGCTGTTTTCCTTGAAACTTTTAATGAAACAAGTGCTGACCGTGGAATTGATCAAATTGTTATTAGTACTGGTGCTATCATCAGAAAGTCCAACAATACTGTTACTGGTGATTTCTGGGTTTACAGTCCTAGACTTGCTAACTCTGAAACCGGTAAACCAGAACAACTTATGCAAAGACTTTACTACAACAACCCTGAAAGTGATGATCCAATTGATCTTCTTTCTACCAAGGCTACTATTTTCATCTATGCCAAGCACTTCAATGCTTAAATTAACTGAACTAAATAGGTCGAATAGATTAGTTAAATTATTTTAATAAAATAATATTGTTAACCATATTATTTTATTTAAGTTTTCCAAGACCATATGTTTCAATAAAAAAATCCATATTTTGTGTTCCCATTGATGAATTACATGACTGGTAAATTGGTTTTAAATTATCAAGTTCTAATTTACCTCCATTAACTTCTGAAATAATATGTCCCTGCATAGCAGGTTAGTTAAAAACAAAGTTTTTAACGTCCACAGTGAAACACCATTTGTGAAATTGAAGTTATATTACAACATAAACATTTAGTCAAACCAATTATTTCACCAATCCAATAATTCCAGACTGATCTTCTAAGAGCATGTGGAATTAGTTTTTTTTTATATTTATTTTTTGTATTAATATTATTTACTAAATTGTCTGTATTATTTACTAAATTGTCTGTATTATTTACTAAATTGTCTGTATTATTTACTAAATTGTCTGTATTTACAAAATTGTCTGTATTATTTACTAAATTGTCTGTATTATTTACTAAATTGTCTGTATTATTTACTAAATTGTCTGTATTATTTACTAAATTGTCTGTATTTACAAAATATTTTTTTGTGATTTTATCATATAAATCAATTTGTTCTCTTTTACACATTTTACTAATAATATGATTTTTAAGACCATTATATGATTCGTAAACTTTAAAACATTTTTTACATTTAAATTCATTATTTGAATATTTAATTTTCATTATTGCATTAGTATATTCTTTTAACATATTACGAATATTGTATTTTTTATATTTATTTATAATTTTATTAAATTTTATTTCACAAGATTTAATATGAACTTAATGATTCCATCTTTGATCAAAATTTTTTTTACAATATAAACATATATAATTTACCATTATAATATTTTAATAATTTTATTTTTAAATAAAAAAGATATTATCTTATTTGTTTATTCAAATTTTGATTTTTAATTTTTTTAAGTTCTTGAAGTTTTTCCCGTGTTGTTTTAATAATAGAATTATTTTGATAACATAAATTATTTAATTTAGTCACATATTCTTTTTTAACTGCTTTGTTAGAGTTTAGCTCTTTAATCAAATTATTAAATCCTGAAAAATCTTTTATTTCAAGTGGACATTTAAAAGCATTTGCTTTTAAATTAACCTGCGTGGACATTTAAAAGCATTTGCTTTTAAATTAACCTGCTTTGTAGGGATTATCTTCTTCATCATTACAATTTTTAATATTTACTAAAGTAAATAGTTGTCTTCTCATCATTTCTTCAAAAAATTCTTTCTTTTCTACAATCTCCCATCCATCTGGTGAAAACTGATTTTTATTATACACATAAATTTAATTATCTTTTAGATTAGGACAATATATTATAGTGAAGATTTATTTCAAATAAAAAAATAAGATATATATTATAAATGAATATCTTATATCTATTTTATTTATTTGTATTTAATAAAAATAAAAATAAAAAATTAGGTATTGATCAAAGATATCCATTAGTTGAAGATAAAACAGATCTTGTTAACATTATTAAAAATAATAATAATAAATTATTATTAGATTATTTGAAATCTGAAGATATATCAATATATGATAAAATAAAGAAACTTGATGAGTTTGATAATAGTAATACTATCAAACCAATGAATATTTTTAAAGGTGGACTATTTGACGATTGGGATTTTGAAATTTAATAACCTAATCTTGATCTTGTTTTTTGTGATTCAGGAATATAATAATTAACTGGTGCAGGAGCAGGTGTTGAAACATAACCTGTATATGCTTTATGTGCATGAGATGGATAACTTTGTCCAAGTGAATCAAACTCTGCTGTATAAAATCGTGTTGGGCTTACTTGTGACATTGTAATTTCTTTTTGTTTAGCAAACATATTTGTTCTATCATCTGTAAAATAATAAGGTTTATAATTTAAATTAGCTTGTATTGAATTTGTTGTAGAATTTATAATTTTTTTGTCAAAAATATCTCCTCCAACTACTGGTGACTGTCCTTGCGCTGGTGTAGATTTGTTAAAATATAAAGTTGGATTATAAACTGATGAGATTGTAGGCAAAAATGATTTTGATCCTTTTATCGATGTATTAACTGGTGTTGGTAAAGGAGTTAATGGTTGACTACTAAAACTGATATATTTAAATCTAACATCTATCTCTGTTAGTATAGTTTTAACACAATAATCTATTACTAGTTTATTTAAAGTAGTAAATTGTTCTTTCTGATTAAAAGGTAAATGTTGGGCATAATCATTATATAAACCTTTCATTATTTGTTCCAAATGTTCTCTTTTTTGATCTCTTACAATATATTTATCACAGCTATTATTATATATAGTTTTTTTAATCATTAAATTAATATAATCTCTATTCATTTCAGACATAAATGTTCTATAAAATGTTTCTTCATCACATATTTGGCCTGAATTTGAATTATTCAATGTATTTGAAATTGGTTTAAAATAATCCCATGGATGATCTTGTAAAAATAGAAAAGGAGATTTTTGTATATCACTCAAGTATTTGCTTTCCATACTATTATTATATATATTAGATATTAATTTGTTAAAATATTTTTAATAACATCCATAATTTCAAGATTAGAACCATTTGTTGTTAGTTCAGATGTTAATCTATCCATTTTTAGAATAGATATTTGTGTTTTATATTTTATAATTCCTATATCAATAGTTTGATTTTGAAATTCCTGTATTTGATTTATTTGATTTATTTGATTTGTTTGATTTATTTGATTTGTTTTTATTATATTTTCTGGTGTTAATAATAACATTTTATTTCCATTTGTTTTATGTTTAATTACTATATCTTTTGAAGTTGAAATTACTAACCATAACATTAATAAACTTTGATTAAATACAATACTTTGATTTGAACTATTGGATTCATAATATAATAAATTTTTAAGTCTTGTATTAAGTTCTAGTAAATCAATTTGTTTTAATTCACAAAGTAACATAGAATCAGTAATTGAATTTATAAAATCAAAATAATTTGGATTGGGAGATTTAAGAAAATAAATGTTTGGAATTATAGGTAAAATTTGTTGATAAAAAGATTTAATTGATTCATTAATAATAGTTGTTGATAGACCTTGTAAAACTTTATCCATATACTATTATTAATTTTATTGCCATTTCTCTAAATAAAAATTATCTCGATTCAATTTATATGGAAAATATTTTTAATATTATTTTTATATTTGTATTAGGATATATTGTATATAATATATACTTTTTACAAACAAAAACTAAATCTATATCTAAATTAATTGATCATTTTAATGTGCTAGTTCCTAGTCCAGCTTTTGATCCAGCTTTGGCACCAGCTTTGGCACCAGCTTTGGCTCCAGGTTTGGCTCCAGGTTTGGCACCAGCTTTAGCTCCAGCTTTGGCACCAGCTTTGGCTCCAGCTTTTTCTCCAGCTTTTGCACCTGCACCTGGTCCTACTTCATTTCTAGTGAATGGAATAGATATGAGTGAGTATAAAAAAAGATATTTGTCAGTTTTAGAAAAACCTAATGCTTGGCTATTAGGACAATCAAAAAGCCCACAAGTTGCTC